AAGGATCTGTTTTGGGGTTTTTGCTCCAGGTGACAACTTCATCAGTCTACAACTGAACAACTTCTTTTTGCCTTTGGAAGTAACAATAACAGGTTGTCCATGTTCATCTGTTTCAATGGATTTGACTGTGGCTTGTACATTTCTAAAACGTCCTACTTCCACTTTGTCACCCACTTTGATGTCTACTGTGTATGATTTCATTTACTGTACATAAGCATTAAAACTGATGCTTATCCTTTCTTTATCTTTAAGTTGTTGCTCGACAGAGTGTGTTATGTAACTAGGAAAAAGATATAATCTACCTGTTTGTGGTTTGAAACTGATTATGTTTTTTGTGTAAGATGTTTCTATTACACCACTCTTCCAAGGCCAATTACTGTTTTTATTTTGATCATGAAATGATATTCTAGCATCATCTTCTTCTGCTTGTACATAGTATATCCCGCTGATTGTATCTGGAATATGATTGTGTTCACCATGACTGCTGTATTTTCTATTAATATTGAACCAACTACCAGTCAGATTACAATAACCTTCCAACCCCAAGTCCTTGACTGCTTCTACCACATTACCCATTATAAAGTTTTTTAAATCTTTACACTCATCAAACTCTAAAATATTTGTGATGGGTCCGAAACTTGTGTACCCATCCACCGTATATTTCACATTGGGATTGGGATTTTTCTTTTCAATGTCTTTGAATAGTGGAACCAGTGTTTGCTTTACAGTGTTTGAATCTTTGTTTTCAAACTGCCAAATAGGCACAGGAAATATTTCGTGTCGTTGCATTAAACGTCATCACCTTCCATCACATAGAATGTTGAACTCTTTCCTGTGGAATCTTCTTGTAAAAAATAATCCACTGCGTTATACTTCACAGAATGGAATACCTTGAAACCATCGCAGTTTTCATAATCTATTTCCATTTTTTTAAAGTCAAGTCCTCTGTGGTCAGTTTTTATCAACTCTTCTGTGTACCATCCACCTTTGTTAAAATACTGACCAAATATGTAATACTTGTCTTTGCAACTATCAGATCCCGAATGCTGTTCTCCTGCACATACCACTTTGATGCCTTTCTTTTTAAAATGCTCCATAGGAATTTGAATGTCTTCTACAAAACTGCCATCCTCGTTTTGTAAACTGTTGCCTTGTTCGTCTACTTCTGTAATAGTCATCAGTTGTCCATCAGACAGTTCAGGTCCTGATGTGTGTACAATATCCTCATACTCATAAAATTCTTTGTCAAATCTTGCATCCTCAGGCACACCATATTTCTCGTTGGCTTCTGCTGGATCAAATCCTCTATCGTTCATGTACTGTGCAAAGTCATCGTCCTTGCCTTCCCAGAAACTGAACTGTGCTTCTGTGATTTCTCCCATGGCAACTTCTCCGCCGTATCTCCCAAAGTCTAATTTCCACCATCTTGTAGGATTTTTTATGGCTTTGACCAATTCTTTTTTCTTCTTACTGCTTACTTTTTTAGTTTTCTTCTTTGCCTTGGGCATCTGTTTCCTCCTTTGGTGGTTGCCAGTTTTCTATGTAAATTTTATTGTATTGAGTTTTGTCTATGATATCATATTTGAATGGACCATCAATGATCAACTGTTCATCTTCAATCTGCCATTCATCCTGCCAATCATAAACCCAACCCATGCCTGATCTTCCGTCATCGTCGTCTGGGTCTCCATTGTACCACTTGTCTTCGAATTCTTCTTTTTGAGCATCAGTCCAATCGCCATCGTAATCAAACCATACACCGATCAAGTCATCCAGTTCAGCACCATGTCCTATTGTGCTGTCACAGTAGTGTTGGTTGGTTTTGAACTGATAGGGCCAGTTCATATCATCACCTTCCTTGTAGCCATATCCCCAACGATAGGTTTCGTTGACCTCAACAAATCTGTGTCCTGGTTCTCCCAATGGCACATTGTACAACTGTATCATTTGTGTGATGCTTTTTTTGTGAAGGGGAGTAATTTTTATCAACACATCTTCTGGTCTGAATCCGTGCTTGATGTTATCTACTAGATTTTGCTTTTCTTGACTTGTTGGTTTAGTCATCTTTCACCTTCCTGATCATTTTAGGTTTGCGTGGATACAACTGGGCTCTAATGTGTTCCTCATCGAATCCCATCATCCTTTTCAATTTGCCATTCACTTTAACAGAATAACTGTATGGTGGACCATCCCACTGCGTTAATTTAATATTTTCGTATCCTGTGATCATATGCTTTTTAAATTTTTTCGCCAATTTCAAATCCTCTAAATCTCATAAATCTTGGAAATCTCAATGAGTACTCATCTTGACTGTCCTGGTTCTTTGTGACAGCATCTGCTCTCACTTCCACAATCTGTCCTATTAATTGATCCTTGTGTTTCCAAAACTGATCTCTGTTGGCATCACTCAATCCAGATCCCACATTGGTAATAATCTTCTTGCCATCATCTACACCTTCGCAAATCAAAGCACCCAGTTTGCCTACATTTCTGCCTGTGCCTTCTTCTGTGGCTTTCACAGTTAAACTGACTTCAATAAACGGCTTTAATTTTAACCAAGCATGACTTCTTTTGCATTCATATGGAGCATTGATATCTTTGATCATAATACCTTCATAACCACCCTCTACTGCCCTCTTATTCACCTCTGTGTACGTCTTTTGACCTTCAGGTGTGTCTAAGTTCACAATTTCATGGTCCAGCACTGTAACGGCGTTTAAATTGGTTCTGTGCTGTTCATACCATGCTTTTAACATAGCAGTTCTCTGTGTTTGACTCTTGTCCCAAACTCCTTTTTTAAAGTCTGCTAATGGTAAGAAATCAAACAAATGAAGCACAGCATCTTTGGCATTGCCACCTTCTTTTCTGTGTACCTGTTTCATCAGGTCCTGAAAGTTCTCACTCATCACTTCACCATCCAACACCACAGGGTATGGTGGAGGACTGTTTTTAACCACAGCCGAAATCTCATCTGCTATGTGTCCAAAATTTGTAAATTCTTTTCCGTTACGACTGAACATATCCACTTTGCCATCGGGATACACTATGGTTATAACTCTAACACCATCCAATTTAACTTCCAGCATTTTTTCACCTGTCAGTTTCTTTTCGTGATTGGCACTATCATGAGCAAGTTGACAAGTAAACACGGGCACCATGTACTTGTCAAACTTGTTCTTCTTAGCAACTGAGTTTACAGTTTTTTCTGAAACTCCGCATCGTAAGTCTTTAATCAGTATTCTTCTGTAGAATCCATTCCATTGTTCTGCTGTGGCAGAGCTCATCACAAGATTGATGGCATCTCTTGCGGCGTGTCCTGTCAATTCTCTAGCATTTAATTTTTCAGCCAGTTCCTTAAATATTTCCCATTTGCAACCTTGTGCTGAAATCACATCATCTTTTGTAGGTACTTGCTTGACTCCAAATGTGTACAACTTGTCCAAACACATAGCAACACCTTCGAAGAATTCATCCAGTCCTTCATTCATTGCATCCAATAAAATTTTTTCTTTTGCTAGTCTACTATTGTCTGCTTCTAGTTTAGCAATTATGTCTTGCGGTTGTGTTCTCATATCAATTTCAATAAAATATATATTTGTAAGCCTAGCACAAGGATAGGCACAATGGTTCTAATCAGTTCCATTGTGTGATTGAACTCGTCTAGTTTTCTTTCCAATTTGTTTCTACGTTTTTTCATATCTATATTATAACTCCTTTTGGTACCAAAGTCAATATCATTACATTGGCTTCAGCACAGTATTTTTCGCCATTTCTTGCCAATTGTCAGGAAATGCTTTTGCCAAATCAGCAATTTTAAGCACAGTTCTAAGACTGATTTCTCTCAATTGTCTTTTGTATTCATCCACAAATGCCACAATAGATTGTTCAGTTTCTGTAGGCAGTGCATAAGATTTTAACATACCATCTGTCACAATCTGTTTAATTCTAAGTATTTTTTCTCTAATTGTGTCAATTGTTAAATCAATATAATGACATCTAGATTCCAGTGCTTCTAAATGATCTCTTAATTTTTTACTTTTAACATTGTCAAATTTAATGTTAGTGATAAAAATAACAGATCCAGCAAATTCAAAACTGTCTGGCACACCCTCTCTTCTCAACATATGCGAATCAGTGTTCCAACAAATTCTTCTAACTTTTTTAGAGTCCAATGCCGCCTTTAATATGTTTAAACTTAAATCATCTAGTAATATGCTATCACAGTCATCAAATACCAACACATTGTCAGCATCTGAATAGTTGTACAGTTTACAGTATAAACCAATAGGGCTCATAGCACCTTTTACAATTTCGTATTTAGGTTTGGTATTACCCAATGTGGATACAACACCGTATCTGTCCAACACAGTCTCAACACCGTGCGATTTACCAACACCTGGAGGGCCTGACACAATCATTGCTCTCACATCACCCTTTTTACAAGCCTTAGTCATGCTGTCTAAGATTGTGAATCTCTTTCTCATTCTTTCCACAGTTTCTGCATCACTCTCTTCTTTAGGTTGTGCAGGTGCAGTGTCTCTCAATTTGTTTTCTGCTGTCAAATTAATTCTAATTTGTTTTTTAGTTGCACCAGGATATTCATCCAAGTCATTAATTTTAACTGTGATAAAACCACCTTCTTTGTGTGGGTAAGGTTGGTAACCTTTTACAAGTTGGAAAGTTTGGTTCTCTATTGTTTTGTTTCTGTAAGAACCTTCTAGAACGTATATTGTGTTTTTCATTTGTGCCCTTTATGTTGCCTTAATTTGTTTGCCTTATGTTAATATTATAGTTTCAATAAACCAAAAAGTCAAGCCTTAATCTGCTCTGCTTTCACTGTACACAGTTAAACCATATTGGTTTTCTAATACCTTAGCAAAGGCATCACAAGCAATTTCTTTAATAGTCATTGATTGTGTGTGTCTGTATTTGTGTGTTTGTGGCATGATATCATAGTAAGATACTCTCCAACCACCTCTGTAACCATTGTCACCAATGCCTTGTTTCTTTAACCAACCTACAAATTTACCTTGAGCTGGTCTGATTGTGATGTTGGCGAATCCACAATACATAGGTTCTTCTTTGCCTTCCATGTAGGTATCAACAGCCTCAACAGCCGCCTCTCTGGCTACACCCCACATCTGCATGGGTTCTACTTTTGCGTTTACAAATTTTATTACTTGTTTTACATCTTCTTTTAACATAGTGTTTCCTTCCTTTTGATTTGTGTTTTTGTTAAATTGATTCATTAATGTGTCTAACCATTTTTCTGCACTCTCTATATCCATTACATACTCCAATATGTTTCTGAACTTGGTGATAAAAAGTGCGGAGTGTTTACACTCTGTTTGATAGGTTTCTTTTGATCCTTGTCAAATATGCTGTAAACGATCTCAGTTG